ATTGTTTGTCTTGCGACGGATAATGTATAGCATAAAAAAATTGCACCCCGGAAGGTGCATGTTTTTCATGTAGTTAGTTTAGTTAGTCAGAAAGAGGTGCCAGAAATGGCGCCTCTTTTTATTTATAGTTTTTAAACATTAGCTTATACAACAAGCTATTCCAAGCTCCTTGTAATTTATCAATAAACTTTTTCATTTCTTTTTCTTTTTATAACGGCTTACTCGGCCTTTAGTATTTTTTTCTCTTTGTCCTCTAGCTTTTTCTGCCGGAGTTAGTTCATCCCATGTAGCAGGAGTATCTTTAGACACGCGCTTTGTTGGCCTAAAAGTATTTTCACCTTTACTATAATCTTTATTACCGCGAGGAGTTTCCCATTCTTCTTCAAACCAGCGTCTTAGGTTTTTAAGAGGTGACGGTTTCATTTTAAATCCCATTATTTCTTAGATTTATTGCCCCAGTTAGCTGCTCCAACTTTACGGCATTTTACTAAAGCACCACTAGCATATGCTGATGGCCATTTTTTATATCTGCTTTTTACTTTACTATAACAAGCATCTTTTTTCTTAAGAGGCGATCCTTTCATTTGAAATCCCATAACTATACGTTCATTATATTATACGTTGTTTTACCGTTTACTTTTGAAGCTTTAAGGATGCGTCTGCGGTTGTTTTCAGGAGACACATAACTTACATGTACCCAAGCTGGATTTTCGTCATCGCCGAACTCCCAAATAAGCTGATCAAAGTCTAATTCATCTTTAATAAAAGTGAACATATCCTTATTTGACATGCAACCTAAAGTATCATCTAAATCAATCGCTTCGCCACGTGTGTGTTGGCTTGATTTAGACCCTCCTATTGCAGTATTAAGCATAATAGAGCGGTAGAAGCTATTAATTTTAATTGGGCCTCCTACGTGAGCTCTAAGCGGTTCAAACACATTTTCAGCAACTGTACGCATTCTTTCTAATACTTCTTCGTTCGGTATATTATCAATGTCTTTGCGAGTTGCGGTTTGTGAAAACGTGGCTTCTTTGTATGATATATGTTTACTAATCTTTTCCATTTATTAATTTTTAAACTTTTCAATTACAGCGGCAACATTTTCCCGGGTAGCAGGGCATTTAAGATCAATACCAGCTTGCCAGCTATAACTTAGTCGTCCGTCAACATAAAGTATAAGTGTTGGTACAGATTTTATAGTTTCTTTAAAATGCGATGGCTGATCTTCAAGCCGAGCGTATTTAATAGGTATACCAGCTACTTCTGTAAAATCAATATTATTTTTAGAATTCCAGTCAGCATTAATTTGTACTAAGTCGAATTGTTGAGCGGTTGCGTTTAGACCGAATAATAACCCTGCAATTAAAATTAATTTTTTCATTCTATTTATTTTTTATTAGTTCATATAGTTTTTCATCTATATCATCTAGCTTTTTGCTGTTTTGCTCAACTTGTGTTTGAGTATTTATTATTGTTTCACGAATTAACTGATCCTTAAGATCGTATTCTGTTCGTGATACTTCACTAGGCGGCAGCTTTTTTGCTTCTTCTATTTCAGCTTGAAGCGTAAACCACATACCCACCGTAGTTACTATTACACCCCCTAATACCACCAAGGACTCGATGCTTAGGGTAAACTTACTGTCTTTTGAAATTTCTGCCATTTTTATTTTCTTTTATTTTTTTGTTTTTTTTCTATTGCTTGTTGTCTACGCCATTCTAAAAAATCATCAAGTGATAATTCTTTTTGCATTTTAAGATCTAAAGCCTTAGCTGTAGAATCTTTTTTACGTTTATTTTCTGCTCTTGTTTGTTTTGCTTTTTCAATTCCAGCTTCTTTACGCAATGCTTTAGCTCTTTCCTTTATTAAATCTTCTTCTTCAAACTTAGCGCCCACTGTCCATGTTTTATATCCTAAACCTAATGCAAGTCTTTGCCATTCAGAATTTCTTGAATCAAATGCTTCTGCTATAGCCACGGTTTCGTCATACATTCTATCTAAAGGCACATTAGCAACGGCGGCGGCAATATTACCAATAACAGAATATGTTGGGCTTGGTTTAAATTTACCATCTATAAATAAATCAAAGCCTCTTTCTTCAATAACGTCTTTTTCAAAGTCTTTTGTGCGTAAACCATTGTAAAGTTTTCTTGCTTTAGACCCTATAGGAGGCGAAATATTTAAAGCTTCCAGCACAACCTGAGCATTGTCTTTATAAAACGGATCTTTTTCTTCTTGCTCATAATATTTCATTATGGTATTTTTTAAAGTTGCTATTGCTGCACCTCTAACACCCATACCACGTAAGATTGTATCAAGTGATCCGTTTATAGCTCTAGTCCAAGTAGCTGCGTCTTTCTGCTGTTTTCTTTCTAATTCTTTTTTTGTTAGTGTTTCATCTTCTGGTTCGTCGTCAAACCCAGGGATAAATGTAAACAATGCATTTTGCAATGCGTTAAACATTAAGTTTTGAACAGCTAAATAATATATAGATACAGAAAGATTTGTTTTAAAGTCGCCACGGCCAGTAATTAAATCTCTAATACCTTTTCTTCCGCGGCGTGTATATTGCGCAGATGTATTTTGGAAAGCCAATACAAGTCTACCTAAAACACTTGCTTGTTCTTGAGAAATAAGCATTGGATCAGAAGATTGCTGCGTTTCATCAGATATTCTTGAAAAATCACCCCAAGCTTTTTCTTCTGCTTCTTTTTGTGTTAATCCTTCTTTTATATAGGTATTAATTCTATTTCTATAAAATGTAGCACCACCAGAAGCAATAGCAAAACTATCTGCAATTTGCGTTAAGCTAAATCCTAGTTTTAATAAATAAGAAAGTATTGCACCTGGGTCACCTTTACTAAGATCTGCTTGATTTGCAATTTCAGCTTCAGAAACATCTGTGCGTAAACCACCGCGTCGTTCTTTTAATTTGTCTGAATTAAATATATATGCAAAGTCTTTCCAATATTGTTTTTGATTAGCAAAAGCAGCAGCCGCTTTTATTGGGTTATTATCAGACCAGTTTATAAAGTTTACTGTAGATAATGTTTGCAATACAGCGGAACGGCGGTTAAAGAACATAATTGCGCCAATAGATCTATTAACCCAGTTATTCCATGCATTAACAATTCTGTTTGAACCAGATGGACGATTTGTGCCGTTTTTCATGCGGTACAAAATATCTTGCATCGCCTCAACCCAATTATTTCCAACTGCCGCGCGTAACTTATTCATATTTTGTTCTGAAAATACTACGTCGGCATTTTCAATAAACTGTGCTAAGAATTCTTTTCTATTAGTTTTTTCTGTTAAATTATTAAGATCACTTAATATTGTTTGTGCATCCCAATATTCGCTAGGCTTTGGCCAACCTTTACTTAAATTAGGTAATGACATTAATACACTAATAAAATCTTTTAGTTCTTGACTTCCTTCAACAATTGCAACTAATTTATTACGATCACGCTCTGACAATCCAGTAATTTCATCTCCTTGTTTGTTCCACATGTAAACACGTATTGCTTGATCAAAAGTATAATCTCCGTCTTCTATTTTTTGTTGTAGAAGTTTAGTAACACCTTTATTTTCTGCAAGTAAGTTGCGGTATGTTCTTTTAATTGATTGACGTGCCTTATCAATTTGTGCGATACCATGAGTATATGGTATAACTAAATTGTCAACAATCCATTGTTTTTGTGCATCTCCTTTAGCTCCTTTTGCTAAAACATCATACATCAACCCCATGAAGTCTTCAGCAGACGGCGGGAACCACCAATTCTTTAAATTAAATTTATCAATTTTTGCACCGCGTCTTTTACCAACAACTTGCGAGAATCTTTTATATTCTTCTATGCCAAACTTATCTTCAATAATTAAATTGAAATCTTTATCAAGACTGCTTAAACTATATTTCGCTTTTGGCTTAGAGATATAATAGTCTTTTGCTAGAAATTCTACATCGTTGCCATCGTCATCGGCAGCAATAGTAATATCTTCTGTGTCTAAATTCCATCCTAATTTTTTAGCTAGCAGCTCGGCGAGTCTATTATATAGCCGAATTCTTGAATCGCCTGACCCACTAAATTCAATGCCTTCAAACTCTCTATTGTTTTCTAAAAAATGTATTACACTATTTCCAATAGTTCCAAATAATCTAAAAGGATTAATGCTTTTTCCGGCAAAGTTTCCTTCTAATGCAGTGCTATGTTGATGTTCCCCATCGTATAATGTAAAATTAAACATTAAATATTTTTGGCCATCATTTCTTTGTGTAACAGATAGGTACATCATATATGCTTGATCATCTTGTAATGGACCTATTTTAATAGGATCAGAATACCACTCTGTAGTTTTAGAATCAGGGAAAAGCCCACTTTTTAGTGGATTAAAATCAACAATATCGTCTGTATTTAAACTATATTTTTTACGCGAGCGAGCTTTTTGTTTTTCTCTTGATTCTATAACTTGCTTTGCAGAATTAATATGTGGTGCTTCAGCAAATACAATAGTTTCATTTCCAGCTAGTCCTTGTAGTGTTTTTCCTTGTAATATAGGAGCTACCATTGAATTTCTATATCTGGCATAAGCATCAAAATTAGCAGAACGAACATCAATATCCATAGGCATATTGTTCTTAAAGAACATATTAACCACTTTTTCCGTTGTGTTTCTATCTGTTAATACCCCTACCGCACCATTCTTAATTATTGCTTTAAATTCATCGGATGTTATCTGTTTATTAAGTCTATCTCCTATAAGCATGCTAATTACATTAGCCGGTAGCATATGCTCAAACATTGCATTTTTATTAGTTATGCCTGTTTCAACATGAGTTAATACCGCTATTTTTCTTAATAACCCATCGCTTACACCGCTTTGATTTGTAAACAAGACCGCAGCTTTATGCTTAATAGCATTTGATTGCTCAGCGGTTATGCCTTTTTCAGATAAAAGGCTTTCAAAATGAGTAATTATTTTTTCAATTACATCCCTAGCATCAAGTGCATTTTTTTCGTATAAGGCATATGCGGTAGCACTATTTTTATTAATAGCATTTAACATTGCAGGCCCTTGAATAGATTTTGTTGTATTTGCTCTGTTTAGCTCTTTGCCATCTTGTATAAACCTTCCTTTATCTGCGTCTAAAGAAATACCAGCAGCTTCAAATTCATTTTCAAAAGCATTATAAAATTCTATATTATTTTGAAAAACAGTAGTAGAGGTTCCACTATTTAAACCTTGTCCTAAATATTGCCACACTTCCACTATACTCAGAACGTTGCTGGCAACCAAAGATTGTATAGCATTGATAGCATGGTCTCTATTTGTCATGCCATATGGTGTTGCTTTGCTTAATATTCTTTTTTTCTTTACAGTATAATAAGAAGATAAAAATCCTTTTTCACCAGTATAAAAAGATAAAATATTACCAAGCCTGCCGAAAGCTTTATAGGCTAAAGCTTCTTGCAACGAAATTAATCTTGTTTCTTCTGTTAATGCTTTAATTCTTTTATAACCATAAGAAATTAATCTTCTTTTTTTATAATTAGATTTAAAAAATTTAGCAATACCTTTTATAGATTCTAAAGGAATACGATTACCAAATATTACAGCGAATTCTTTTTCTAATTCTTCTGGATTAAATTTTCCACGCTTAAATAATTTTTCTGCAGCATTTACAATATTAGGCATCTCTGCTATAATTATAGGAGCGTCTTCTGCAGATAAAGAGTATTTTACTTTAAATGCGCCAGGGTCTCGTTCTAAAGCTGTAATTAATTGTACACCTAGATTATCTAATTGGTTAACAGAAGGTAGTTTTTGTTGTGATAAAAACATTTCTAATTTGCTTTCATCGTTTAAAAATTCTATTAAAAGATCCTTACCATATTCTTGTGCAATTAATGCGGCAAATCTTTCTTTTAATTTACCTTGTGAAGATGCGGCTTTACCAGGAGCCAACCAGTAGTTCTCCCATTCCTCTTTGGTTATTTCTTTTCTTTCAAATATTGGATTACCTTTTGCGCCGCCATATTCTCCAGCCTCTGCTACGGTTTCACGCATTTGTTTACCATCAGGGCCCAGTTTAGGTTGTATCCAAGATTCAATGCGATCATTTAAAAAACTTTGCGGTATTATTTTATATAATTCAAAGCTACTCTCAACAAGATTTTTAAACCTTGGTGATCTAGGTGGAGCAATAATTTCTTTTTGCAAATACTTAGTAAGCTCTTGCTCTAAAAATTTATTAAGCATTGCGCGAAGATCTTTTTGTTCTTCAGGCTGCAATGTTAATTTTTGATTCATTAAAGCCTCAAACTTTTCTTTTTCATTAGCAGGCAATGCTTCTCTTTCGCGCTGAGTAATTACTTCACCAAAAACGTTTACAAACAGCTTATTACCATTTTCGTCTGTAGCTTGATTAGTATCACTTTTTTGCCAGTCTAATCTTGTAGTAAGTTTTATATTATTAATTCCTTCTTGTGTATTAAGGAATTTATCCAATGCTTTAAATATATTATCCCGCACCTCATTATTAATAAGGCCGGGTTGCATTTTATTTAATCTATTAGCAAAGCTAATGCTGTTAGCTAAGCCAGGAGTTCTTGGCACATCTTTAACCTCAGCCTCTTGTCGTGTTACAACATCTTCAGATTCTTCTTGTGAAAACTGAGTGGTTAGATCTTCCATGCTAGCCTCCCCAAAATCCGTAACAATACTAGGGTTAGCATTAAAAGCATCTCCAATTCTCCATTTAATAAATTTATTTAAATAACCATATAGGCTATTATTTTTTGTTCCGTCAAATTTAGCTATATCTTCTCTAAGAAGAAGTTGATATAATGTTTCTTGTAAAAGCTCACCCATATCAAACTGTAATCCTTTAATAGCGCGTTTTTTTGCTTGAGCAATAATCATGCCCGGTAAAGCATTAACTATTACTGGGTCTTGAGGATTAAATTCATTTTTATCAAATTTGCCATCTTCGTCTCTGCCCAACTTGTCTAAGCTTTTTTTAACTTTTTCAAGTTCAGATTCAGACATTACAACCATATTGCCAGAGCTTAAAGATGCTTTTATAAAAGCCTGGTCTTTTTCTGGCAATTGAAACGAGGCTCTAGCTCTACTTTTTTGCTGAAGCTTTGCAAGAAAATCTAAAGCATCTTCTACTGTATCAATTTTAAATAAACCTACTTTTTCTTCTCCAAAAAATTTGCTTAAAAGATTTTTAGTAAATTTCTTTACAGAATATAAAGAAGCGCTACCCGTGTTTTTTAACCTGCCGGCTCTTGATAAGTCTCCAATAATCATTACCATTTCTTCAGCAAGATTTTCTGGCAATTCTTTTTCGTATCTTGCAATAGTGCGGTCAATTGCTTCTTTGTCTTTTTGGCTTAATAAGCCGTCTTTAAATTTTTGCTCGAAATAATTTTTTAATTCTGTTTTTAGCTCAGTTAAATTTTTGGTATCTATGTCTGTATCAGCTAGCCCTTGCTCAAGCATGTATGCGTGGCCGTATTCATGAACAGGCGCTTCCATAGCTCTCTCTTTGCTTACTTCTGAAACGTTTTCGCTCATTAATCTACCGTAAATAGCACCTTCATTTATAAACTGGTTTTTACCGCCAACATATAATCCATTTTCTCCTGATGCCGCAAAAGCTCTTAAACTATTAGCTTGACTTTCTGTAAAATTATTATTTGGGTCGTTAATTATTTCTTCAGCGGAAGCAAGCCATTCTTTTTCGTTTGTTCCTTTAATTATATATTGATTATAGCCGTTAATACTATTTATAAGATTTTTATTTAAATTGTACCGACCAAATCTATATTGTGTAGTAGCATCGAATTCTTGTTTAATTCCTCTAAACTCAACTGGTATATTTATGTCTTTTAATATTTTTTCTCGCTGCCCCATTAAATCATTTCTTTCTTGATTTAATCTATTAAGCAAGTTGTCTTTATAAGAACCCGTCTCATCCATTAAGCCAGCGTCTATGGCGTCTTGAGCATTTTGTCTTAAAGCAGCATTTATATTAAATAAATCTATACCCTCTTCAGTTGTTAAAGCAGACGCTGAAGCTATAGTTACTTCTGCTTTTCTTGCCATTTCAACATTAAGTGCTCTTCTTCTTTCTCTTAAATTTAACCTTTGTTGAGCTGTTAATTTATCAGAATTAAGTTGAGCTTGTATTTGTGCATGTTCTTTTTGCATTTTAAGAAATTGCGATCTATCCGCTGCAGAAGTAGTTTCGCTAATTAACAAGCGGCCAAGGTTCGAAAAAACCGGCCCGCCTTGTATTGCTAGTGAAGATAAAGCGGTATTAAAAAAGAAATCAGCATCAATGCCTTCAATTAAGCTTTTATCTTTATTATTTAAAGCTGTAATATCTATAAAATTATGACCAAGCTGTGTTAAAGTTTCTTCTGTTATTTCAATACCAATACCACCGCCAAGACCAGCTCCTAACCCAACACCTTTAGCCATTATTCTACCCATCTTATCACCAACAACGCTTCTAAATGCGTTTGTGCCATAAGATCGGCCCATTTTACCTATGTTTTTAAACAAAGCTAAATTACCAAAAGCCTCAGCCCCACCTTCAATTGCTCCAAAAGTTGTGGCAACAAATGCTTTTTGTAAATCAGTATATGTTAATGCTTCTTCGTAATATCTAATTTGCTTATTAATTTCGTTTCTGTCATAATCATTGTCAACATTCTCTAACTGAGCACGAAGGCTTTCTAGAATTTTCGGAGCGTTTTCTTGGCTAATTTCCATTTCAGAAAGCTTGCTACCGCCTGACATTAAAAAAAATGAACTTCCAGAAAGATAAGCTGCGTTGGCAGCACCTAAAATACCACCACTTGCAATCGTTGCTCCGCTTATTATAATAGACGGAGAATTTCGAATTAAGGAATCTGCAATTAAATCAGACCAATCATTTCCTTCACCTAATTTTAAAGGATCAGGAAAAAGCTCCATTTGATCTTGTAGTTTACTTGAATAATCAATGGCGCTTTCATATAATCTCATTCCGGCTAATGTAGTTGCTACATTTTGTTGACCGCCCATTCCTTCTAACCCCATTTGGCCAAACTTGGCTAAGTAAACCGTCATGTCCGCCCACGTTTTTTCTAAAACAGTATCCAGTAAATTAAGTTTACTATAATTTTTAACTAAGCCAGCTATTTCTTCTTCTCCAATTTGAAATTGACGCATTTCTTTATCAAGCTCACGTTGATCAAATCTAATAGCATACCCTTCTTTATTAAGTTGGCTAGCAATATTTGACAACCTATCAGCTTCTGCTTGAAAGTTATTTTGATATTCAATTACAAGCGAATTATATTTTTCAATAGTTTCGGGATCAGAAAATTCATTAACTTCTCCTAAAGCATCTATTTGATTTTTTAAACCAGATATATTTTGTTCAAATTTTTGTTGATCTTTTTCATATTCAGCTTGCTGTTGCAAATATGGATCAACACGTGAAGAAAATTCTTCTACTCTAGATAATAATGATTTGCGCTGTTTTTCTCTTTCTTGTTTAAATTCTTCTGTACGCAAAATATCATAAGAAGCTGGTTTATCCGCGGGCTTTGGAACCATTACCATACCTTCTGAAGAATATTCAGGCACCATTGTTTGAGGTTTAGCTTTTGCCTCTAAAGCCTCAGTTGATTTTTGAATAGCTTCCCCGGTCCCCGGAATAGTTAAAACAAGTTGTTTGCGCTCTTCATCTGTAAGATTTTCATAAAGCCTATTGCGTTTTTTTGACTTAAGCTCGGTAATAACGTTGTCAATAAGGCCATCAGGCACCGCGGTTAAATCAAGTTTACCTGTTTTTTGATATTCTTCATATAAAGGATAATTTTTCCCTAAATATTCTTCAATAGACTTTGCATCAATACGCCGTCCACCACTATATGCCTTGCCATCTTCACTGCCAATTTGGCCATAGGTGTATTGCGTTTTGTTTGCTTCTAAATTAAAAAATCTGCGAGCGATTTCTTCTTGCGAATTTTCAGGCACAATAGAGTCTATAATAGCTTGTATGCCTTCTCTTGTTTTAGGGTCCGGTTCTGTTGTAACTTCGCCTAAATCTATAGTATTATCTAAATCAAAAAGATCTTTTCGCTCTTCCAAAAATTCTTCTGGAGTTATACCAAGTTCTTCAGCATACAAAGCAAGTTCTTGCTCTGTCATAATACTGCCGTCTTTTAATTTATAATCTGGCATTATAATTTTTTACTATTTAATTCTGTATACTCTTTAACGAAATCTTTAACAGCATCATATGTAATTGAAGTAATATCATCCGTAGCTGTTGCTACAATTTTACCGTTAATTATTTCAAGTTTATATTTATTAACGCCTTCCCTTAATTTCATTGTTTGAGGTGTTATAAGACTGCCTGTAGTGGTGTTGGTTATAGCGTCATTTAAGATAATTTCTAAATTATCTAAAAATGTTTGGTGAAAAGTATCTAAGCCAAACTTATTTTCGTCTGGTTTACTGGTAGTATTTTTTGCATCGTATGCTCTTTGGCCTGTTTCTCCAAAGTCAAGTGCAGTTCTATAAAAGCTATTAATAACTTCGTTTTTAAACTGAACAGGATTTTTTGATTGAAGTTCTTTTAAATCTTCAATAGGCATATTAGCAAATGGGCCACCTATAGCGCCAAATTTTCCAACAGCTAGATCTAAAGTTTCTTCGGCGGTTAAGTCAGCTGTGAGCTGTTGCATAGTTGCAAATATATCTTGTTTAGTAGCGTCATCAAATTTTCCGCTTCTGCCCGCATCACCAGCTTTTTTCATTTGCTCAGTTAAACTAGTGCGCAATTTATCCGCTGGCTTTACTAAAGATTTTTCACCAGCGAGATCTTCTAAAGTATATTTATCTATTCTTGTTTTAGTCTCTTCGATGCCATCCTCGGTTTGCTCTGTATAAGCTTGATTAATTGGAAAAGAAAGATTTCCATTTTCATCAATATCAAAACCATACTCTCCATTTTTAATACCAACCATAATATTAACCTTATTCATATTATTAGCTGGAGAATAATTGCCTTGCTCAATATCTAAAATATTTTCATTTAATCCTTTTTCAAGTTTTGCTACATTAGCAACAACGTTTAGTCTTGCTTGCTTAATTTTTTCAAGCTCTTTTTTTAACTCAATTCTTTTAGGATCAAATTCATCTAATGTTTTTAATTCACCGACAATATCTTCTATTCTGCTGTCTTGTGATTCAAAATAACCTTGCACTTTTTCTTTTTGAGAATCGGCTAGTTTAATGCCAGAAACGTCAGCTTCGTCTATTGTAGAAGCAAGCTCTGCTGCTTTAAATTCTAGCTCCTTACGCTTTTGAACTTCTTTTTCTTTTTTTTCAGATAATTTAGTAAATACATCTGCAAACTCACCGGCTATTTTACCTATAGAAGAAAAGTCATATTGCGGTATTTCCGATGCATATAATGCTTGAGCTCCTTTTATTAGCCCAGTATCTGCTCCGTATGATTGTTTTGCCATAATTAATTTTTATTAAATATACCAGCTATATTTTCGCCAAATGCTCCTTGACTTGCTCCGTACATAAGACCGGCAGAAGCTATACTTCCTATGCCGCCTACCAATTGTTGTGTTGCTTGTTGTCTTGCCATATTAGCCGCGGCCAAACGTTGCTGTGACATACCAAGCATAGTACTTGTTCTTCCAAATTCTCTTTCTTGAACATATTGTTCTCCTTGAGCTTCAGCCATTTGCACTTGCATTGCCCCTTTTGCAGCCATAGCCTGATTACGTGCTTCTTGTTGGCCAATGCTTGCTGCTATTTTTTGTAAATTAATGTTTTGTTGATTAGCCATAGCTTGTGCTAAAGAAGCTACGCCAGAACCACCAGCGGCCCCGCGTAATGAGCCCATTGTATTAGCAAGGCTTTGTTGTTGTTGCTCCGCTAAAAATCTTGCTTCTTGTTGGTTAACAGTTAAATTTTCAAATGGATTTTGTAGATCTTCGTAGGGGTTATCAAAGCGCATGTTTTCAAACTCCTGCATATATTTTGAATATTCTCTACGCGCGGCACGTTGCTCTCTTCTTCTTGCTCCACCGCCGACTATACCTCCTAGCATTTGGCCAGCGCCTCCAATTAATCCGGATAGCATACTAATGCCGGCTAATGTTTCAATTGCCATAATTAATTAATTTATAGTTATATTATTACGTATTATTAGCTGCTTATAAATACTTCTGTATTAACCGCAAATAGTTCTTTTTTATTTGTCGATGTAACCTCAACGTCCGCCGTTCCGTGATACCCCACAATGCCGGAAGTGTTTGCTGAATTATCTTTAACAAAAAATATATAGTCATTTACATTATTAGGCGGGGTTGTAGCACTTGAAATCTCACACGTAATCGACGTAGCTGTTTTTGCTATACATTTGCCAAGCCTGTAAACGTCTCCTGTATTGCCGTCTTGATAATATATAATGTCACTTCCTACTTGCAAAGATATATTAAATGGTACAGAAAAATTAATTGTTATGTTTTCTAAAGACGCCATATTATGTTCCTAATTGTGTTATTGTAAATGGATTATCTTGAACAAATGGACTAGCAAGATCACCCGTTAAAGTAAATGTCCAAGTTTTATCGCCAGGCGCTAAATTATTTGGGAAACTTAAGGTTAAACTGGTAGTTCCGCTAGCGGGCAAATTTAAAGCGTAATTATCGTTATTGCTTCCTCCGTCAGTTACATTAAGCGTAAATCCAGCGGCAGCCCCTCCATAAAAATCAATTTTTCTTGTTTCTGGCTTTTGCCCTATGTCATTAAGATTAATTTTATACGATACAAGTTCTGGTGTTGAAGTAAATATAGGGTCAGCATTGGCAATAAAATAAATATTATTTAAAGTTTCATCGCTAGAACCAATAGTATATTTTACTGTATAAGTTCTTGTTGTTTCAATATAATTTTCACCTGTTCCAACGCCTGTGCTTGTATATGTTATAATATAATTGCTTGTTGTTTTTTTAGTTGGATCTTGATAATAAAATGGAGATATATTAAATAAATGGTTTGTTGCAACAGTAAATGTTTTAGTAAATAAAGTAACTAAATCGCCTTCATTGCCAGATACAGAAAATGGAGTAGTTGTTTCACCGTCTGGATCGGTTGTATTTGTTACGGTAGAAATATAACTTCCACTTATTGTCCATAAATCTTCTGTAGCTACGCCATCAATATCTAATAATATTTCAACATCGCCTAGAGGCATTATAAAGCTGGAATTAAAAGTGCAGGTAGCTTTTACAGTGCCACCAGCTCCATTTGTAAACACTACACTATTTATTTCAGACGGCAAAGTAGGTACGCTAAAACTTGCAGCATCAATTGTATATCCTGAATTAGGTGTTATTATTAAAGCAAATTCAGTAATATCAAGATTTACTTGGTCACCAACTTCTGCTTCGCCGTTAAATTCTGTTACAGTATAAGTTGTTTCCGCGTCAGCTGGATCATTTTTAACAACAATTTTAAATGTTGTGTTTCCAGTATATTCATCGACACTTGATAAATTACCAATACCTTGTGCCGCAAATTGTTTTAAATCTAAAGTTCCTGATTGACTAAAGTTATTCCAAGAATCATCTAATCCTCTAATATAATTATAATATATATTTTCTTTATTTAAAAATGTTGTTACTGCACCATCTTGTTGGTCAGTTTGAATTAATGGAACAGTCCAACCACTATCTCCTTCATAAGAAATAGTTTTAAAGTTTTTAATTTTATTTGGGCTATCATTAAATATTAATTGCACGCTAGATTTTTCTGCAGCTCCTTCGTAAAATGTATTACGGGTTTCATTATCATGAGACCATATCATGCCATTTTTAAATGTATAATAATCGCTATTTAAAGATACACCATATTCAGGAATAAAAGATTTACGCGTTGGCCATCCGTCTAAAGACTCTTTAAATGATACTGTGTCATTATTTAATGTTACGTTGTAACAGTCTGAATAAATATCATAGCTACCTAAAACAGTTGTAGCTGCTTTTAGATTATCCCAAAAATAATCCGACATGCCTTTACCGGATATTTCTGTAATGCCATCCATAGACAACCTAAGAACAACACCGCGTTTTTTATCAGTAAAGTAAGCTCTAAATCCATACGATGCAAAACTTTCCGGATTTTTAGATATACCAAATTCACCAGCAAAAGGTATTGCTTGACCTAATACATTATTATTAGATGTTACATTTACATTGCCGTCTGCATTGAATAACGCATCTTTATTGGCTAAAATACGCAGACATTTGTCTTCACAAAGAGTCACTAGGTTTGTATCTCTTGTATGAAGTTTTTGTATGCTACCATATATTGGGTTAAGGTCTTTAGTTATTTTTTCAGCTTGAATAAACTGATTAAGATTATCTAATCCAGAGTTTGAGTTGTAAATTCCCGAATATATAATTCCAGTCGCGCGTCTTTCTTCCTCATATGGCTCATCCAATATTGTAGAAGCTTTAGTACCTGTGTCTATAAATGCAGCATTAAAATCATCTCTAATACGATTAGATTCAACGCCATTGCCAAAAGTAAAGCAATTACTCCAGTTTAAAGTATAAGCATCGCCATATGTTGAAATATCTAAAGCGTCGCTGGCTTCATAATAAATATCTAAATCAACTTGCTCTTTAGCTTCCGTTTCAAATACTGCTGGATTTGCAGTAAATTCTGAAATTGCTTCTTCTGGCTTTAATAGTTTTAAAGTAACATTATAAGAAGTTTCTCCAAAAGCTGTTTCATTTACAATTGCAGATGGATTAACCCAGGATTTTAATCCTACAGGATCATATTGCCCTTGTGGTAAGCTAGAATCCTTTAGTCTTATATATATTCTAAAATATTGATCAAGATTTTCTGAAAATGAATATAAATAAGAATCAACAACTTCATATACAGTATTGTCGCCGCTTAAATTTGTAGGGTCATTAAGCCATCTTGCACCATCAAATTGTATTTTAGTTCCATTTTGTTGAATATCTCTTATAAAATCTTCATCTCGATCAAGTGCAATTTTCCATTCTAATATTAAATCCCACGGGCCTGCTAAAATTGTAAGAGACGGATTTTCACTGCCCGCTGAGCCAAAAATATATCCTCCTTCTGTGCCCGGTGTGGTTAGCTCATTTACTGTACCTCTTGGAATACCACTACCAAATATGATGGGGCTAGTAGAGCTATATTGATCATCATAAAATGCAGCAGAATTAAATGAAACAAGCTCCGTGCTAAGACCAACATTTTCTAATAATAAATTATCAGTGTTTACTTTTACATAGAATTTTCCTTCAAATTCAGCGTTACTAGTGTCTTTATCTACATAATCATATACCTCAAGAATATCTGAAATAACTTGGTTTGAAGAGTTGTACATGAAATTTATATCAGTACTAAATCTTTCCGTTAAATATACTTTTGCAGTAGCAACGGTTGATCCACCAGCATTTGACGCGTTTATATCAGCAATTTTGTAATATTTAGAAGTTCTTCCACCAGAGCTAGAAAATCTAATGTATTTATCTTTTTGTAAAGATTCTAATAACGTGTCGCTGGGACTATCTATTACAAATGTTTTTGATCCATCTACTGGAGTAAATCCGCTTAATTTATTTGTTGTCGACGATGAAGTTGGAAAAGTACTACTAAAAGCTATACTTTCGTCATATTGAAGCTTTTTAATTTTTTTTACTTCATCAGGAGCTACGTTTTCTATTGCAAGTATTTTGTATTTATTGCTTGTTAAAATAGCATCTTTAGAATTAACTCCTTTTTTTAATATTAAATAATCTTCTTCTGTTACTTTGTTCCTTTCAGATGAAGGGAAAGCTATCCAAGCTCCCTGCGGGTCTTCAGAAACATAAATTCTATCCGTAGATAAGTTATAATATTGATTATTGCTTTCTTTAACAAAATATTTATAGTGTGTTGCAAAAGCAGGAGGGGGATATTGCGGAAAATTTCTGCTTTGTTGTATTAACAAAGAATTTTGTTTATTTGAGTAATTTATACTCAGGTTTTCTTGCATGTTTTTATTTGTAAACACAGGAGTTTCTCGCCCATATTCATCTTTAAACACTACGCCAATTTGGTAATTTCTTAAAGATTTTACAGATTTAAGTCCAATTGTACTTTGATCAGATAAATCTTCGCTTATTACCGATGTCTGCAAACCTATTAAATCATTATCCCAAGAATAATTTTGCAAATAATTGCCGTACAATAAACGATTCCCAATTATTTCTTGTGCTTTAGCAAGTCGAGGTACATTGTCCCAAGGGCGCAATATTTGATTTGATTCTACTGCTTTAAATATTAATTCATTTGTTACAGTAAAAAATAATGGGTTTGATAGATTTATATCAGCAAGTGTTTGCAGCTCTGAAAAATTTCTAGCTGTTAAAGTTTCTATAACATATACAGAAGAATTATTTGATTGCTTATATAAAATATCAATTTCTTTAATGTCAATAGGAGGGGTTTCAGTTATTTCTAAATCCACTCTACGGATATTATTAGTCATGGCTACATTATATCCATCTTTAGCATTAAAATTATATAAACCAGGAGAAAACGCTACTTCTGTAAAAGGAGAAAAACAAGAATACTGATTGTCTTTATATTTCCATCTATAAGCAAATCTTGGAAATTTATATTCAAATATTGGGTCTTCTTGTACTAATTCAACGTCCCATGCTAATGCGTCATCTTGTATTTCAGAAGGAATAGAAACAATTTTTACGTCTGGCTCAACTGTTCCAAATGGTATTCTTATAATATAAAGTTGTATTTCATATACGCTATATGCCAAATGAGACGATGGTGCAACCGCTGTTAATTTAATTGTATCTCCGCCGTTATAGTTGACTAAAATGTTTGGATTTAATGGAAAATCATTTATTGTTGTCCCAACACTTAATGACTGCTCAATTCCACCACTGCCAGTATTAGCTAAAGAAAAATTATAAACAGCAGCAGTTATTGCATTGCCTCCGCGAGAATCTGAGCTTAACGTCATTGACGGTGCAGCTAACGGAGATTTTTTAATTACTGTAATATCCGACTCAATAAAGTCTCTGCCTTCATATGTGCTATGAGTCGTAAAATCTACAGAATTAAAAACATTACGACTAACATCTACTTTTTTAGGCTCAGAATTATCATCTGTAAAAAATAAATAATTGTCAAGTATATTAACTCCGGTAATTAATTTATTAAACTCAAAATTTAGTATGCGTGTCCCTTTTGAAGCAAAAGCATCCACTAATACCGGTCTAACAATGCCATACTGATTATCATACTCTATAATACAATCAACTTCTGATGAATGTACAAACCAGTAAATTCGGTCATTTATATCATCTTTGATTGCCCCAATACATTTAGCGTCTAGCGGTAAACCATAATAATTAGTTGTTTCAGAATTTAATTCCCAAAATTGTAATGGACCTTGCCGTTTTTTATTGCCAACTTGATTGCCAAGAATATTTTCAATAGCGCCAACATCACTATCTTCTGATGAGCCTATCTGTATATTTAACGCATCTCTATATTCACCATTAGGAACTAATCTTTCATCAAGGTCTTTGTTCATTCGACCTTTAAGAAATAACCTTTTTAATTCTGGCATATCTTAATGTTTTATTTGCTTAGATTTACCTCTCATTACCTGCGTTAGCTCTTCAATCTTTAAGTTAGACAGTCTTAATTTAGCTTGTCTAACGGCTGCAAATTTTTCTTTATTAAATCTATTAACTAAATACTCTGGAGTGTTAGCACGGGTTGCTAAAATAGCGTGCGCAATGCTTTTATACATTGCTTCTTCTGCAAACTTATGCACTTTCATTTCTTCTATAGTGCCAAGACCGTCAGAAATATATTTAAGTGTTACAGTTTTACCAGTAAGGTCAGCGCTGAAGAATATTTTTGATTTTATTGGGTCAATAAAAAATACGCCATTACTTTGAGCATGTTGTGGATCTATGCCATAACGTTGCCCGAATAATTGCGTATATGAAGTATTCTCTTCTAAATTACTTAATTCATCTTCTTCTGTTGATCCTGCGGCTTTAAAGTTTTTCCAGGTTTCAGATTCATTAGCTGTTATTAAATTACCACTGTCGTCAAATAAATATTCATAGCTACCATCTTGAAGTATTGGCAGTGGATTACTTGTTTTAGATGTAGGATATATAATTCTTTCAATGCCAGAATCATCAACCCAGGTGAGCTTTACGTAATTAACATAGTCATGTGGCAATATCATCTGCAAGCTAGGCGGCACATCAATCTCTTGTGATTTTTCAGAGCGAAAAGTATCAAAGCTCATTTCTTGTATTGCTCTTTGAGCATGAAACGCAACATCTGTACGTTTAATTTTAGATATAATTTTATCTTCTCCAACATATGAAATAATAAAGTTGGTGATAATGTCATCTAAATATATCCATTGGTAATTGCCAAAGTCACTACCTTCGTAATATTGTTGCTCTGTTCCTGTAAATAGTGCCATTTATTATGCTTTTTCTTGTTGAATCCTTTCAAGTTCTTCTTGGTTAGCGATTTGGTATACGCCTGGATCTTTTAATAATAGACCTGATAGCTCTAGTATTTTTTCCACAAGCTCTGGCTCTTCAGATTCGTGTAGTTGGAAGTTAGTTGAGGTTGACGCATTGTATTGTGGAACACCGAGTACCATTGTATAATTCCATTCTACGTCTGTCGGTACTTTAATATAATTACACGTTACACCAGTAGTTAATTGTGCTGCACCATATACTTTAACACCATTTTCATCACGTATATATATTGGTCTGCTAACAGTTGGTGCCCCAATTGGGGATTGAGTAATATATAAATATTCGTTTTTATTTACACGTTCAGCCTCAGCGATTTTATTAGCGGATGTAATAGGATCCGTATAAGACACTTTTATTGTTCCTAAGCGGTATAAGTCAGCTGGTAGGGTTGTGCCGCTCGTAACGGTACCTTCTGCTTCAAATATACTTATCTTTTCATTAAGTATATTAAGCATGTCAGAGTACTCGGTATCATTGCCGTGTAATCTGCTAAATTGATTAATATCGTAGAAATATTGCTCAAAAATATCAAGCTGTGCCTGATTGGCAAATAAGTTAAATTCTTGAGGGGTAAGATAGCCTCTTTGCTCTTTGTTTAATACTGCAAGCACTCTTTGATATATTGTGTCTACACTTATCGCCATAATGTTTTTTTGTTATTATAGTAATTAGGCCACCTTTTACAGCGGCCTAACACTATAAAGGTGACTATTTAAGCCTTTTTTGTAAATTTTGGAAAACTTCAACGCCTTCGTCTGTTTTAAACCAAGCAGCTAATGCTGAATATGGATTTTCGTCAAACGGTACAGTCATAAGCTTTCTTCCTGTAGATGCCCAAGTAAATGTTCTTTGATCTTGAGATAAAATAATAAACTTTTGTTCTACAGCTTTAACACCAAAATTACGTAATTGAACGTTTTCGTCTTGAGCTAAGCTAATAAAAGTACGTGGGCTTCTTTTAGCATAAATCAAAGCATCACGCTTAATTTCTTTTGATGTCATATTCTTGACACTAGATCCTTGGTCAACACGCAAAATAGCCTCTAACATTTCAATGTCAAGCTCTCTAGCTAGGTTTAAAGCATCTAATTCAAGTTCAATTAAATCTAATTCATCTTCAGCCTCTTTAACGGCATTGAATTCTGAATATAGTTTGTCTTTTAAAGGGTGATATAAAGAAAGTAATTTTTGTAAATTTTGCTTTTCTTTAGGAACTGTTAAAGTACCATTTCTAAATATAATGTGATCTAGCGTAGATGGTCCTTCTTGTTCATCAACAAAAACACTTGGTTGATTTGTTGCATACCTTAATTCTCTTTGATAACCTTTGTCTGGATCAAACCATAGTAATGAACGTTTTCTAGTATGTCGACTAGGAAGAGTCATTACAATTGGTTGTTTATTTGAGATTAAATAGTATGTTCTATCTTTATACTCCCACTCTGATTTTTTTGGTTCTATAACCACTGGATCTGGAGCTGTAATAATTTCTTGTTCAACTACAATCTCTTCTACTTGTGGTTTTGGAGCTGCTTTAGCTGCCCCTGTTTTTTTTGTTGCCATAATATAATAAAATTAAAAAGTTAAAATAAGGGACTGGGCCCCGAAGGGCCCGTGTCACCTTAAAAATATTAAGCTGCAGTATCTTTCAACAAGATAAAGTTGTTAGCTCCTTGAACACACAAACAACGCTCAGAAAGCATGTGTACGTTCATTTCGTCGATGTCAGAAGTATAATTTCCTCCAACTGATCCAGTGATCCAAGACTTCATACGACGATCATCAGCTTCAGAAGCGCGATAACGAATGTGTAGGAAAGGACGTTGGATATTTTTACCTAATGTTTGATCATAAACAGTAGATACACCAGCAGGAACAACTACACCGTCAATATCTTGAGTAAGACCGCGAGTAGCAGCATCATTCAAATATTTCCAGTCAGTTTTGTAGAAATCATAAGACCCACGACGGAATCCAGAGAATCCTAAGTTAAGTGCCATATCTTCAGCATTGTTGAATACTCCGTAAGAAGTACCACCACTACCGTAAGAATTTTGAGCAGCTAACATTTTGTCAATTGACAATGCAGTAGCACGACTTAAGAAAAGCATGTTTTCTTCGATAGCGCCTTGCTTGTCAAGCTCTTGAAGAATTACATCAAAATCATCAATTGAAGTTGAAGTTTCAAGATCGTTAAATACTAATCCACGAGACTCAATAGCAGCGAAAAGACCTTCAGTACCACGCACTGTATAAGTTGCGCCAGTTCCTGGATCAGCAGCAGATGTGATTGATACAGCGGCTTTTTCAGATTCTACCATGCTCATTTCAAGATAATCCTCGAAACGAAGACGAGTTTCGTGCTCAGACTTTAAGTACCATAAATATCCAGAAGTTCCCATCTCGCTTGTTACTTCAACCCATCCGATTTGAGCAGTGTCAGAACCGTTGATTGAATACTTATCTTTTAAGATAATTGGAGAGTTAGAGAATTTTTGGAAACCAGCATCAATAGAACCTGACATACCAGAAGTACCTTTTCCAAATTCAGATCCGTATACAAATACCTTAAGAGCAGCAGCGCTTAAGAATCCAGCCGGCCAGTTAGCAGTGTCATAAGGAAAACATTCTAAATCATCTGTCCCAACACTTTTAACAAAAGCACGCACTGTAGAATAACCATTAGCAACAATAATTGTTTGGTTAGCACGAATAGCGTGTCCTGTAATATTAAGCGTTTTTTCAGTAGAAGTAGTTGAATCAAATACAGCGTCATCATAAGCAACGTGCAAACGTCCTTGTTCAGTCCATACAACTTCGTCAGAAGCCATTGGCATTTCAGCTCCTACCATACGTAAGAAAGAAGAGATAGAACGATTTCCATAGCGCTCTACTTCTTTTTCATATACTTCTGGCAAGAATTGCTTAGTAAAGTTAAAGTCGTTGTCTCCGATAGACAAATAGTTCTTATCGAACAACGTTTTAGTTGGTGATGGGGTTAACCCCGCAGGGAATGCTCCCCCAGTTACAAAACTCATAGTTTTAAATTTTAAGTATTATTTTCTAATTTTCACTTTTAAGCGAGAAGTATCATCACCGCTAACTGCTCTTACTTTAAGACCATTTGTATTACTAACGGCTTCATGAGATTGACGTGGGTCCATATTTATATTTTTAGACCTAGCAATACTTTCTTTTAGCGCATCAGCTTTACCTTGTTCGTAAAAGTGGTTTGCAATAGCATCGGCATTCATTGCAGTAAATAATGATTTGTGATAACCTTTAGCATCCTTAATATTATTATTTTCATCCAAAAACTTTTTGACAAAATTATTAATATCAGATTGCTGGTTTTTCACCTCAGAGGCATTCTTAACATTAAACCGATATTTCTTATCCCCAACACTATATTCAAAACCTTTGAATTCATTTGAGAACACCTCATCAGTTCTTTTTAAGAACGTCTTTTTCTGCTGTTCAGCCACGCGAGTTACCTCCTCGTTTTCTTTATTATAGCGGTTGAAAAATTCAACTGCCTTTTGCTGGTCTGGTGTTAACCTTGATCCAGCTTTAATTTCTTCGTAATATTTAGACTTTTGACTTTCTAAATGATTTTTAGCTTTTGCTACTTCTTCTTTAAAAGCTAGCTTAGCTTTACGCACTTCTCTTTCATCATCTAACTCTTCATCATATGAAAAATCTTCCATTAAAAGATCGATGTCTTCTTTATCTAAATGTGGTTTTGTGCTTTCGTAATATTCTCTAAGCAACTGTGTTTCATTAAGCTGAGAATAATCTTGATTTAAACGAACATAATCTTCAAGGGTGCCGCCTGTATCATTTATAAAGTCTACAACTTTTTGAATGTTTTCAGGCAGTTCAAGGCCGCTTTCTTGTTGTTCTGCAATTGCTTCTTCAACTTCATCAGCTAGCTCATTCGCTTGCTCTTGGACCTCTTCTTCGGTTATTTCTTCAAGAACGGATTCTTCTGCTTGTACGGACTCTTCAGTTTCGCTGGTGTCCCGTACTTCTTCAACCACTGCTTCGCTACTTTCCTCGTCTGAGGATTCTCCGACAACAGCATCGCTTGCATCTGTTTCCTGTTCTTGAATGGCATCTTCTTGCTCTTGTTTAAATTTACTTAAGTCAACTCTAATAACACCATCATCTACTTCAGGCGTTGGCTGTTCTACTTGTTGAGGTGTTTCTTCAACATTCTCAACAACCTTGTTTTCTTCTTCGTTCATGATAAAATATTATATAATTATACACTTATTTATATTACCTGGGTTCAAAGGAACCTAAGTCAAAGCCACCCAGCACGTCATTGCCTGCTGATTCAAAATTCTTTGGCCCTGTATTGTTTTGTCTTTGATCAATAAGCTCACTTTGACGACTTGCTTGTTTATTTACACGTTCGTCTTTACGATCTTCTTTAAAACCTTCTTTACTTTTATAAACTTCAGCTTCTGCGTTTTTAAGCTGCATGTTCATTTGGAATTCGAGCTGCATTAATTCTTTTTTAACTTGTGCTTCCTGCATTAATTTTTGTTGCTCAAGTTGGGCTTTTACCTGTTCCATTTGCATGTTTAATTGCTGCAATGCTTGGCTTTTTTGAACCTCAGCTTGTGCTGCAACCTGCTGTGATTGGGCATTAGCTTGTGCTTGTGCTTGAATATTAGCTTGTTGAGCAGCTTGGTCTCTTTGCTGCTTTTTCTTTCTGCGTATTTTTAAAAGCTGATTTGCTAATTTTAAATTTTTAATATCTCTAATATCAATAGCATCTTCTAAATCTATTGTATTTTGAGATAAAGCCATTTGAATATTATTTTCTAATATTTGCTTTTCTTCATCATCCGGCGCTAATTCAATAAAAATACCAAAATCATGTAAATGCAACTTAGAAAGTTCTTCTAAAGTACCAACCGTATGCGCCCCCATATTTTGAATAAACGCTTCTTTAGCTGGTGCATATTCTAATATATCAGATATACGTAAGCTTAAGCATTCAGCTGTTTCAGCTGTTAAGAATAATCCAGATTGTAATATATGACGTGTTGCAGTATTCGAATTTGCTGCTGCTAATTTTTGTACACCAACTAAAGCATTTTTGTCTGGCATACTTCCGTCTCTAGCTTCATTCAGACCCGTTACATCACGGATCATTTGAAGATAATAATTATAGGTATTAATTAATGCGCCTAATTTATTACCGCCCGCTCCGCTATTTAATTCCTGAATTGGCATTTTACCAGGATTCATATCCCCGGTTGAAGTAAATGATCTACCAATAACAGAACCTGTTTGGAAGAACATATTAAGCGCTTCTTGTGGGTTATAGTTTGTTCCGTTACCTAAATCAATTTCAGCTAGACCGTCAGCATCGAGGTAAACGCCATCAGGAACCATACGAGATAACACCTGTTGTATCTTTAAATGCGTAAGCTGGATCATATCAGCAAAACCTTCAATACGGCTAACAAGCGACTCAATACGTCCTTTATACATTCTTGGAGCAACCAAGCTATAATTCATTTTTACTCTAGACTGGTCGCTTTTTGGGCGTATCATATTCTTAGCAACCTCCCACTTTAATAATGTATTTGTACCTAATACTAAAGCTCCGTCATATAATACCTCTATAGATCTTGATAACTTTTCAAAATCTCCTTCTGCATCTGCTGGCGGGTTAAATTGGTCGTTTTTAATTAAAGCTTTTGAAGCACCACTAGCTGTTTTTTTAATTTTATATACTTCATTCATATATGTTTTATAATTGAAGTATAATACTTGAACAGAGTTTGAGTCAATATTATTTGTCTCATCCATTGTTCTATGATAAAAATCCGTATTTTGAATACCTTGCTTTGTTATTTCTTCAAGATCTTCATTTGTTAAATTAGGAAATTGTTTTTTAAGCTCATTAATCGGAACTGTTTTAATTTCACCAATATAATATATGTCTTCAAAATATGGAGAATCAGTATAAGAATAAATAAGATCAGCAGGGTCAACATATTCTACAGTAACACCTGTTGAAGTAGAAAAATTATTTTTAACACAAGCCATACCGATAGTAACTAAATCGTACATTAATCGGCGACGTGTTAAATCATATTTATTATTATCTAAAATATTATTAATAGCTTTCTCAGCGGCAACTTCAATAGATTGTTTATATGACATTTGCATATATACATCTAATTCTTCAGAAGTTTCAGGTAAGGTCTTAGGATCGTTTTTATATAGATTAATACCTAATGATTCCAGTATTTGATTATTTACATCTCGCATTTCCATATCTGCTAATATGGATTTCATATGCTTGGTTCTTTTATTAACCCCGATGCTATCTTGTGAATATGCTTTAATATCAAACACGCGGTCTGACATACCGTTTACAACTATATCCACAAACTTAGGTATAATTGGCACAGGTTTCCAGTCTAAATTAAGGTAAGACAAATCACCGTTGATAGATAATTCATCTTTATACTTTTGAATTGATTGTTCACCACGCGCATATAGTCTACGACGATGAAAAGTATTTTGGTTATTGTAATACCGATTAGTACCGGAATCCCTTTTAAACCACTCGTGCTCTATAGCCTTAGCCACCTTAAGTCCATACTCAGGGGTAATCTTTTCTAAATCACTAGCGATTTGGCTTGGAAAATAACTTTTTACAACTGGTTCAGCCATAATGCTCTATTATTTTTGATCTTCCACCGTTATTATTATACCGGCCTATATTTATATTTAACTTTTGTGTTTGTATTTCACCAACTGGACGGTATAAATGTCTATTACAAGCCATTATAGCTAATCCAGAACTGATCGCAGCATCAAATTTTGTTCGATTATTTATATCAAACCTTGCCCAATCATTTAATGTATCATTAAAATACATAGTACCATAAGTACCATCTTCTTTCAATCCTATATGTTTTTCAATATACGATTCTATTGCAGCAGCGTGTGCTTGCTTAATATCTTCACTGGAGTTTGGTATACCCCCTATTTCTTTTTCAGCCGCAGATAACTTATTCCAAATTTTATCTGGTCTATTCATTGAATAACCACGATAGCCTCTACGCTTTAAATAATACAATAATCTAGGTTTGTTATTTTCAGCAAGCAGTGGCATACCGTAAAATACCAATGCCATAAGTACATCTTCAAAAAACATTTCAGCGGTTTGCGGTCTTGCAATATACTCTAAAAAGAATGTATTCGGCGGTGCATCTTCCATACTAAATGTAGTAAGTCCGTGTAGTGAACCCTTAGAACCATTACCTCCTACTGTACCAGATATATCATAACTATCACAACCAAAAGCGCCAACGTGCTCATTACCAGGCCATTTAACACCGTTCTTTACAATCTGTCTATTTTGTAATTCTTTTTGTGGTACCCAGCTTATGTTAAATCTTCCTTGTGGATTAGGATTAAATATTACTTCTGTGTCTTTAATACCATTTTTCCATTGGAAACTTCCTCTTGTTGTAGGTGCATTATATTGGCTGTCACCGTTATAATCTATTTGCTGGTGTATTTTAACTAAGTTAAATATACTATTTTTTGCTTCATCACGGAATGCGTGTTCTTCTGTACGCGGGAACTGACGATAAAATTCATTTAATGCGTCGTGATCAGACTTTAAACCATTTACTTCGTTTTGCCAATAATCAATTACCCCAACCTCTATTAGCGTTCCATCTGGTGCTTCAACTGGCTCTTCTGGTGTATTGAATACAGGTACTCCATAAGTATCAATGAATCCTTCGTAGTTCCATTCCATAGGTATGAACAAAGAATATAATCCCGAGCGAGTCTGTCCATTGGCGTTTCGTTTGGTAACATCTGAATCATAATACAACTTTTTAAAATTGTCACCACCTTTGTCTAGTGCATTACTGGTTGAGCCCATCATACATTTACCAATAATACGAGACCCTAGTCGCAGTGTTGTTTTTGTTACACGCCAGTTATTTAATATATTGTCTGGTCTTTCCCATTTACCACTTTCATCGTGTACTAATAGTCGTAGCTTTTCACCATCATAACTATTATCACCTGTATTTTTCCAATCTATAGTTGTATCAAGACCTTCAAGCTGTTGTCTTTGCTCTTTTGCTTGTATTGATTTTCTTGTGAGCTTAGATGCTGGAACCCTATATGCCAATTCTGTTTTTGGTCGGTCCATACCATCTTGTATTGGCTTAAAGAAAAACGGATAGTTTACAGATATTGGTACAACCTTATCGGTAAACATCTTTTTAGCATCGGCACCAGACTTAGATAATATACCAAAACGAGCATCACTTGTTATTGTAGCTTGATTTACAACTTCGCCTGAAGCCATAAATGAAAAACCAGAACGACGGTTTTTAAGATAACACATGCCGTAACACCTAATATCCGCTTTACAAGCTTCCCAAAATATAAAAAACAATCTGTTTGCTTCACGATAATCCGGTTTACCCACATCAATCTTGCTCCATTGCAAGTACATATAATGCGTTCCGGTTATATAAGTTGGTACATTATTACTGTAAAACCAATATCCTTCATCGCGACGTGTAAACTCTTCATCAATATAAGCTCCCCAGGTGTCCTTAAACTCATCCGGATATGTTTCCCAGTCGAATATAGTCTTGATGTTTTTAAGCTCCTTAGGGTACTCCTGTGGCGTCCATTTGTTTT